ATTAATGGCGCTTGATTGTTTGGGTATGAAGTAGCGCCTGTCTTAATCAAATCACCATCTTCATCAACCGCATATACGCCTGCCGGTGCGGTTTGTGCATACCATTGTTCTCCGATGAACAGATTTTTCCCCGTCGTCCTCACCACGGGATTTACAACACTCACCCCATCAACCGTATTGCCCTGCAACGTAACTTTCATTTTTGCCGCAAGGCAATCGGCAGGCAGGGAGAATATTGGATGTGTTACCGTTTGAGGATCTGACATACTAGAATTAGCAAGCCTTACGATTTCAAGTCCACCTGTACGGCCCATCCGGGAAAACGTAGCAGTTGCATCACATACCCACATGACCAAATCGCGACACGTTTTGATGGGGCTGTTTGGTGGCACAAGCATATTCAAGCTGCTGTTCGGCAGAGCGTCTATTTCGATTTTGGGCGTAGCTAGGGTGACACCGCATGTCGAGCATGCCAAAGATAATAGATCATAGGGTGTACCTTGAATTATTCCACCGGGTACAGGCTCGTCCAATAAGATCATGCCGTCATATGCTTTAATTGCAATGTATCCGTTTTTACGGCGAACCTCAACCGCATAGAATATACCGAGCGGGACGTCCTCCCAGGTTTGGTCCTCTTTCAGTATCCCGAAAAACGGCTCTATGCGCGAATCTGCGATCGCATAAGGGTCTTCGGGTGTCGCTATGGACAAATTAAGCTCCGAAACGTGAACATTGCCAATCTCGAGATTGTCACCCGATACACATTGTTCAGCTAATGACAGGCTGCGCTGTATTAGATTTTCATTCGTGATATCTATTTCAGTTGAATCGGGCAGATATATTTTCCCGGTAATGCGCGTTTTCCTAGCGGGAGAGACAATGGCCGATTTATATGCAGCTGAAGTATTATACACAGTATCACCCCTTTAAACCTCAACCATTGAAAACGACAGCTCCCAAACGCTATCGTTGGGAGCTGCTTCGTTCAGATATGATTTTAGATCGCACGATTTATTACCCGCATACATTGTTTTAGTAGAGTCAGTAAGAGAGAAAGGATCGAAAAAAGTAACGGGGAAGGACTCCGGGGCGATGCTATCGGCGATCGCTTTTAATTGCGATTTGCACACTTCAAATGCAACATCAATCTTATATACACCGGCGCGGATTCTATCCCTTGTAATTATACCGCTCTCGGTCCTTATTGTGTTTTCGCTGTCCAGATCCATCACGTCTACTTTGTATTTTGTAGGACGGGGCATCTGAACGTCGTTAATTGTAAGCATTGCCATTGATATCACCTTCCGTTGCTCTTGATTGAGCGGCTTTTCTCTGATCTCGTAACTACTGCGTCAAGCTGCTCATCGCCGATTTGGACGTATACGTCTCCTGCAGCCGCATATGCATACTGAGGAGCGCCGCTCTGCAGGGCTTCGACTATCATCTTTTTTAAGCCGGATAGAGGAGATATGACCTCAGGATCCTGGCGCGCGTTGAAGTTATCCCCGACAATAGAAACGACCTCGCCATAAGCGAGGGCGCCGCCAGCCAGTTTTGGTATGCTCGGTATTTCGGCGGGTAAGGAGAACTTCCAATCTTTCCCGAATATCTTACCGATCGCGCCTGCAATTCCTCCGATCGAATCGACTACACCTTTGGCAAGCGTGTAAATGCCGCCCCAAACCAGGTTTAAGCCATCGATGATTGAGTTAATTATGCCTTTTATCACACCCCAAATTGATTCCCAAATCCCCGTAAAGATCTGCTTAACTCCGTTCCAGGCTTTCTTCCAGTCTCCGGTGAACACGCCGGTTATGAAGTTCACAAGACCAGACAGCGCTTGTATGATCCCGCTGACAATATCAACTATAAGCGCGAACACTGTACCGATTATGTCACCAATAATTTTGAGAGCGAATACTATCGGGGGGACAAATTTTTCTACGATAAACCTAACAAGCGGCATTATGTACTTGTTCCACATTGTGAGTGCATATTCGGTTATAGCGCCTAAAAACTCAGTTATATTGTCCCATAGTTTTTTCAAGTGTTTATCCCAAAGCCACTCAACGGTGTTAGCTATATTGGTTGATATAGGCTTTATAACATTCTCATATATAGAAGACCATAATACTCTAAGGCTTTCTTTAAATTCTTTGAATTTTTCAAGTATGCCTGTTCCGTGGTTGTCCCACGCCAGCTTAATTCCCGCAAACACATCCAGCGATATAATTTTCATCAAATCCATTACGGGCAAGTAAATGTCATTAATTGCTCGCGAGATTTGCTGACACATGAATTCGAAATTCAGCGCAAACTCTTCAAGCAATACAGGCAACACAGCGGCAAAAATAGGAGCAAAGGTTTCGTTAAATCCGTTAACAACCGACGGTATAAAGTCAGCAGTAAGATAATTGCCAAAAGGAGCAAGCGTATTGTTCCATACATTTGAAACGGAATTCTTTATATTTGTAAACGCCTTTGATGCCGGCCCTCTGAGCTTGCTGAGTGCATCACTCCATGCATTGATACTCGGACTGAACCGTCCTAAGATTTTCGTAACAAAATCTGATAGACCGCTTAATTTTGTTTTTATACCATCAATCCAGGATGTATCCGGTTCAGTTATTTCATACTCCGGAGCAGGTATGCTGTCGAATACGCTTCCTGTAGAAGAGGCGAGAGCCGAGTCCGCCTTCGGGGATGAAGTTGTAATAACATTGATTTCATCAAATGCCGCCAATTTGCCCTTGGCCTTCGCTGTTTCTTTAATCTCATTCGTCAGCTTTTGTTGAGCAGTTGCCTGTTTTTCGGTGTCTTTGGCACTCTGAGCGGTATCTATTTTTAGCCCAAACATGGCAGATAAAGCCTTTAATCCTTCTGTTGCTTTCTGCACAACAATCGTTAATCCCTTAATCAAAGGCTGCAGTCCTGTGTTAATAAACTGGCCGATATACGTCTTTAAATCCTTAAACGATTCACTTAAAACAGAAATGGAGTAAGCACTCCCTTTCTGCACTTCGTCGCCAAAATTTTTATGAACCTGTTCAAGAATTGCGAGGGCCCTAATCTGCTGCTGTTCATAAAACGATAGCTGCTCCCAACTGCGGCCGTTGGCAATACGCTTAAATGCGTCTGTAGACTCCAGCATGGCAACGTTGACTTGAATTCCTAGGTCTTCGATTGCTTCCGTGTTGCCAAGCATACCTGAACGAATGCGATCCATTACGTCATCCATTGTTCGCCCTGTTTTAGAGGCGGTAACGGCGGAAGCCTTCAGCATAGCGATTGTCACTTTACTGTTTTCTTCTGCGTCTTTGGTTATACTCTTGAACAAATTGCCGTATATGGCGGCATATTGGTATACGGATGATTCTGCCATGCCTAAAGCTTTTGCCGAATGCTCTCCGAAGTAGCGTATATATTTTGAAGAGTCACCAAACAGATCATTTATACGCAGAATTGAGCTTTCGAAGCTAATAAAGGACTTGAAGCTATCAGCCACGCCTTTCAGACCTGCCTGGATGCCTAAGAATGCAATCCCCGCTTTAAGCGCTGATTTAAAGCCTTTTGATACAGTAGATAAGCCGGTATTAGTTTTTTGAGCCTCGCCTCTTAACCCGGAAAGCCCTGATTTTACACTTTTCAGTCCTTTATCAAACCCGGCTGTGTCGGCGTTTATATTAACTTGTAGTTTTTCAAGTGCCACTAACCATCCCTCGCTTCCCGAGCCAGTTTAAGCTTCCTCTCAAATTCATCACGGTCAACTTGCGGAGCTTTTGAATGTCTATCATCCTTGAGGTAATGATTTAACCTCTTTAATTTGCCGTTAAATGCGGCGCCCGTGAACGCAGCGGTTTGCCAACAGAACCCTATTTGTTCTTTGGTCGAATTTTGTTTTCGCTTGTTATACGCTTTAATACAGGCATTGAATTCCCACAGCGTCATTTCATATAGCTGCTGGGGGAGAATACCGATATAAAATGCTGTTTCAATTATTCGTTCCCAGTCGAAGTTTCGGAAGCTTCCCCGGTCCTCGGCTTCGGCAACCCGAGCAGCTTCCTCAGCGCGTTTTTTTGCTCTTCAGGAACAGAGAATTTATCGAGCTTTCTTTCAATCTCTTCGGGAGTTCCGCTGAACATCAGTTTTGACAATAGTTCTTGAACCGTATACTGCAAGTCAATGTAATCCCAGTTTTCGTACAGTTCCTCTTTAAAGTTTTTGTCCTCAAGTTTTCGAGCAGCTATTGCAATAATATCTGCAAGCTCTGATATTTCAGCGATTTCTATCTTTTGAAAGATCTGCGACAGAGGCAATTTGAATTTTCGTTCAATGGCTACTGCAGTACCGAGCTTTGTTGACAGCTCATATGTTTTTTCTCCGATTTCGATAAACATAAAATACCTCCATTTCAAAATAAAAAGGGCGGTATTACCGCCCATATCAACGGTTAACAATTATATTGCCGGCACAGTCAAAAGGTTAGCTCCATCGCCGGCTAAACTGATGGATACCTGTGCTTTGCCGTCTGCTGCATGCGATACGCTTAGGCTTTCTACATAGCAGTTGCCCGATAGAAAAGTGTTCTCATCGAGATAGAAGAATCCGGTTAGTCTTGTGCCGGCTTCAAACGCATCAAATAGCTTCTTTTGTCCGCTATCCGTTGCAAAATCCGCATCACCGTCTGCACTGGCAGACCAGTCCTTTACGGACGGCACTTTTTCTTTATAGTCCTTGCCAAAGCTTATGGATTCCAGTATCTCTTTACTCAGATCAACTGTCCAGCTAGACATATGCAATATGTCTGTTTCGGTTGCGCCTTCTTTTACAGAGATCTTACCTGTTACGCCTGTATAAAGCATGTTAATACCTCCTAATCTCAAAATTTACTGTGTATTCCTGACGCAGTTTTTCATCTCGGCCGATATCCAGTATCGGTGTGGATTGCAGCACGCTGATTTCGGCGTCAGAATACCGGTTTAGTTTTTCTGCAACCGTTTTGGCCTTCGCATAGGCTTCGGCTGCAGTTGTGTCTCTTATACGCGCCTGTACGTTTTGAATAAAATCAGTGCCGCCAAAATGGTGTTCAGGAGGAGGAGGCTGATACTCGAATAGGATGATAACGGCATCCGGAGAATCGGGCATAAACCCAAGTTTAACATCCGGCATATTAAGTACAGTTTTAACCTTATCAAGTATGTTCATTTTCTCAGACTCTCCTTTACGATCTTCTCCATACGTCTGATATACCTTGCTTTCCGCTCCATGAACGGGCCTTCAAGATATTTCGCTTCTCCACCGGCGACCATATTAACGGTAGTACCATCCTTGCGCTTATAGCCATCTGTACGATCATGCCGCAAGTTCAGATCCTCGTGCTGTCGCAGAGCATAGGGGAGAGAGTAGCCGACAGATCCAATTGCTCTAAGGCCTGGAACAAGAACTGCTAGAATTGGCGTTTGATTTTCAAAAATCGTAGCGCCATTAAGTTTGGCGGTACAGTTATTTCGCAAATCGCCGCTCTCAATGGGAGCTCTCTGTGCGCTTTCACCCGCAAGATCCCAAAGGCACTCTTTGACAGCCTTAACCGTTTCTTGTGGATTTGTTTTTATGGCCTTATCAATAAGCCTGTTAAGAGCGCGATCATCTATCGTGACAGTAAACCCTTGTCTTGACATTAAACCACCGCCTCATAGCCCAGTACGCGCCCGTTCAGGTTGCGCCAAGTAGATACGGCCATTACAACCTTGCCATTGAGCAGATCGCCCTCTGATACGCTTTCAGTAAGGTAATAGACGTGTTGAGTCTGTACTGATTGCCCAGAGGGAGTGAGTATGTTCTGTGTATACTGCTCCATACGACAACGTAATGTGACCGGGGCGCCGTATACCGACTGTCCCCGGTCATCTGTACCTGTACAGGGTTTGTATTCAGCGGTTTGATTCAGGTATGCATTCAGCATATGGCATAACCCCCATTAAGATAACGCGACAACAACACTTTTGCTTTAGAGCATTTCAGCGCCGCATGTGTGATAGGCGCATTGTAGCTTTCCGAGAGATTACCTACACTGAACGACTGCACGCCCTGCCCCTGCAGCTCTACACGCTGCGCTATTTCCACCTGCTTCTCTTCATCCGACAGCCATAGCGCGAGCTCAATCTGTGCGGCTTTTACGTTTGCCGGCGCGCCTTCATCGGTTCGGCCGTACTGCATTGGCAGACGGGGGAAAGAAAGCGGCTGATCAACAACCGCTTTCCTGCCCTGAAAAGGCAGCGTTTCGAGTTCCGTACAGGCATTAACTAAGAGGACCTCTTTGTCCTCCGTTTCAAGTTCATTCCACCGTTTTCGGTCTTTGCTGTTGCTTCGGTAATGTGTTGAGATATACTCATCCGCCTCGGCTACAGTGACATAGGTGTCAATACCTACTGTCATTTAAATCACCTACTCTACTACGATGGTTGCACTACCTGCCTTCTTGGCCTTGTTGTCATCGACATCAACCTCAGCAACTGTAATTTTATGGCCGTTTGTCGCTGTGATTTCGCCGCCCGCAGGTAGATCTGTCCAGCCACCAGCAGTATTCAGTACTTCATTGTAAGCTACTTCCGGTGCAGTTGTAACGTCCGTCTTATAGACAAACTTGCGCCCACCAAGCGGGGTTTCCGCTACGGAAATTATGGTCTTGCCGGCAGTTTCACTGTCCTCAGATGTTACGGTCAATTCACCGAGAGCGCCTGCACCTTCCTCGAAGAAGAAGATAAGATCGGGAGCGAGCGCTTTCGTACCGTAGTCATAGAACATGCTAACACCGTAATCATTGGACAGGGGGATCTTCTCCGGATCAGCGTAAGGATAAATCACTACCGGCTGAGCGATAGCGCCTTCTACCATAAGCACGGCATTAATGCCGGCGGGCAGAAAAACACTCGAATATACTCTTACACCGTGGAAGATCCGGAACTCTTCGGCCGCGGTGTCAACGTTGGGGTTTTCGGTCCCGTCAAGGTAGTTGCGGATTTGACCGTAGAAAGACGAAGAGCACACTAACCTCATAAGGTTGCGGGGAACACCGCGAACATAGTCGTTTTTAACGGTTTCTAGCGCCTGTATCATACCCTCAACTTGTTTTTCGATAGTGTCAAGAGTAGCGGGCGGCTCGTAAGATACGCCGTTTATAACCGCGGTTTGGAAAAAGTCCTCGTCGAGCTCAGCTGCAACCGTGTCAACATGATTGTCAGCTCTGCGGGCCATCAAGTTAGATATGCCAAAGGTGTCGAGATCGAACTTTGAAACCTCTTCGACAATCTCCATGTGCTGATCAAGATTGACGGTTACAGGCGGTACGGTAACTTTATCGCCTTTACCTGCAGCCCGAGCAGTACCATAGGCTTTCGATTTCGCATTCGCGAATCTCTTATACTCAACCGAGCCTGTCGCCGGGTTACCGGTATAGGATTGTGACTTCAATCCGCTTGCGAGAGTAGCTTTCTGGATATTTTCGATAACCAGTCCGCTAATTTCCGCAAGCTCAACTGTAGTAGTGCCCGACTGAATCAAAGATATAGCTTTTGTTCTTGCCATCAAAAATCATCCTTTCAAAAATTTTTTAAAGTATTACTGCCCCTTTTGGAGCATAAGGCTTTTTATCATTGCCTTTTTTGGGCGCCGGATTGGCGCCACTGCCGGCAACGCCCTTTTCGGGTATAGGGAAGTCTTTCAGGGCCAATTCAAGCGCAGCCGCGAAGTCGGTTTTTTCGTTCACGTATGCCTCCGCGAGCTTGATATACTTATCGGCTTTGTCGGCGGGTATGCCTTTGCTTATGGCGGCTATTTGCCGTTCCAGAGCAGAAACTTTGGCTTCAGCTTCAGCTTTCGCTTTTTCGACTGCAGATAAAGCTCCGGTTGCTTTTTCAAGCTCGCTTTTTTGGCTGTCCTGCCACTGCTTAAACGCTTTCATCGCGGCTTTATAATCGCCCTCAGGGGCTATACCGACTTCTTTAAGCAGCTTCTCAACAGCGGCTTTACTTTCCCTTGCCACGATGGCGTTGACGTCCTCCTGTGAAAATGTTTTAGCGGGAGCTGGGTTATCGCTTCCGCTGTTACCCGATACAGGTGCCGGGTCCTCCGCGAATAATTGAAGACTAAGCGGTAATCTGTTTTTGCACATAGTTTTTCCTCCTGTTTATAGTCAAGGTGACTGTATTTCCCCGCTCTTTTTTTTGAAAATAAAGAGCAGCGTGGGGAAAAGGGGTAAAACCCACGCTGCAGCTCTTTTGTTCTTTAAGCCCTGCAAATAGTAAAAAGGGCATAAAAATAACCACCTTTAAGGTGGCATTAAACAAAGCTTTTACTTACTCCTTAAACATCTCCGGGTTATCAGCTATTACCATGTATAGACCTT